ATGTTACTGTTGTAGACAGTGGAACAGGAAATGTTACAATTGAAGTCGACGGCACAGATAGAATTACAACTGTAGCCGCTACAACCACAACTGCAACTGGACACTCGCTTGTTATGGGTGCAGCTTCGTCCACAGTGGGTGGACAAATTAAGTTTTTAGAAGGTACAAATAACGGTACAAACGGGGTAACATTACAAGGGGCCGCAAGCACTGCTGACGTTACTGTAATATTGCCAGCGGCAGCAGATACACTAGTTGGCAAAGCAACAACAGATACGTTTACAAATAAATCAATTGACCTAGCAACCAATACCATAACTGGTTCATTAGCAGAGTTTAACGCTGCACTACAAAGTGAAAGTTTTGTTTCTTTAACAGGATCAGAGACTCTTACTAATAAAACACTTACAACTCCTGTATTAACAACGCCTATCGCAAATGCAGGTATACAACTTAAAAACGCTGCCACAAGTGCAGGATTTATTGAGTTTTTTGAAGACAGCGATAATGGCACTAATAAGGTAACTTTAATTGGTCCTGCAAGTACAGCAGATGTTACTGTTACGTTACCAGCGGCAGCAGATACACTAGTTGGTAAAGCAACTACGGATACGTTTACAAATAAATCAATTGACCTAGCAACCAATACTATAACTGGTTCATTAGCAGAGTTTAATTCAGCATTACAGAGTGAAAGTTTTGTTTCTTTAACAGGTTCAGAGACTCTTACTAATAAAACATTAACAGCACCTGTTATTAACACAGGAACTTTTGGAACAACCGCACAAGTTGGTATATCAACATCAACTGCAAAAGATATATTTAACGCTGGACTGTCTGTAAAGAACGCGGCAACTTCAGCAGGATTTATTGAGTTTTTTGAAGACAGCGACAATGGCACTAATAAGGTAACTTTAATTGGTCCTGCAAATACAGCAGATGTTACTGTAACATTACCAGCAGTAGCAGGAACAGTTATTACAACTGCTAACTCAGATGCAGCAACTACTACTACAGATGCTTCTGATGTAGATTTTATTCTAATAGATGACGGCGGAACACTCAAAAAGATTACTACTTCAAACTTAGGTATTGTAGATAATACTGGGTTTGATACTAGTTCATTTATAGATCCCCCTGGTGGAGACGGAAACTTTGATCTAGCAAAAGAACGAGAACAAACAGGCAGTGCTGAGAGTGGGCTAACAGCAAACACAGTCGTTGATGCTTTCGGACGTAGAACAGCCAGTACCCCAGACATATACGATTTAATGGATCCTGAGTTTCAAAACCTTGCAGTAGATTACGGCTCTGTAGCATAAACTTAGGCGCGGAATAGATCTACTACAGTAGCAATTTTATCTGAAATTTCCTGTGTTTTTACTGTAGAGAAAACACCTGGGTGGAGAGGTTTTGGCCATCCGTCTATATTAGTCCAAGCATACCCTTTGTGTTCATTGTTTAAGGTTGGTATAAACTCTTCTTCAACAACTGCAATAAAAGTGTGATATTCAAACTTTTTTTTAGTGTTAGTAAATTGGTCAATGGGTATTAATTTTTCTATATCAGGAACATAGCTAATTTCTTCGCCAATTTCTCTGTATAATCCATCTACTATCTTTTCGTCATTGTCAATTTTTCCACCAACAAATGCCCAGGTATTTTTAAAACTAGTGTCGTCTCTGAGTAAAAATAAAAATCTTAGTGTGGACTTAGCGAAGAAAACAGCACCAGCACTCTGTCTTAAATTACTAATTGCCAATCCCCCGCCTTATACTCGCCTTCATAACTTTTAACCCAGGTTTCACCAGTCCATTTGTACTGTATACCAGTATTGGTGTTGGTTGCATAATGTATTCCAGAGTCTGTACTACTATTAAACGCTACATTCCATCTAATGCCATCATATTGTATGATGTCGTTAGGGCTGGCAGTAAAGTCATTGCCAGCTGTATCTTTCCAAGCATCTGGCCCGTCTGTATTACTGCTATCGCCAATTCCTTTAAGAATTAAATATCTTTGCCCAGTAGCTGATGTAGGTAACCCTGCGTCTGGCCCTACTTTTAGAGGATTTATAACTTTTAATACTGGAGGCAAGTCATTTGTAGGTATAGTATCTCCGTCTACAGTAAACAGGAGTTTTGTATCGTCACTAGGATGATGTGCAACTGTTCCTACAATCTCTCCTGCGCCAAAGTCAAGTCTAATTTGACTTATGCCAGCTTGTAACTTACCATATTGGTTAATTACTGCTCGCCAAGTAATATCATCTACCCCAATTTTAACTGGCGGATCGTTCTCAATGCTTGTTGGCTCTACTTTATTAGTCACTGATTCTTGAATTTCAAGGATAGTTAATGTATTGCCTAGGAGTAAAATTCCATAGTTCATGGGTGCAAATTTCATTCTAGTGCCCATTAGTATGTCTTGATCTATTACGCCGTCAGCAATATCACCGCTTTCATCAAAAATGCTAGCAATAATTTTATTAACAACTCCAAGTTTTTTAACCTTAGACGGTGGTGAAATCCAAATTGGAACATTAAATATTAATGTAGAAATATCAATCTGCTCATCAGCACCAACAGGCACTGCTCGACTACTCCAAGTTGTTCCAGTTAATTCAATATAACTTAAACTTCCCCAATCTAAGTAGTTGTCTGTGCTTTGTATCTCAAGTGAAGGATTAAATAAAACTAAAATTTGTTCTAGTAACTGCAATTTCTGTGTAGTATTACTGGTCCAAATATCTACATTCAACGTTAAGTTGTACGGAACAGGCATTAACCGTTCTACTGTAAACGCATTACCTTGTTGCGTAGTATATTCACCTGAATCTTGATCAAATTTTCTCATACGGATATGACGTTTGTCCACAAAAGTAGGATCTTGTCGTCTATCTGCTGTATACTCCAAAGCATTAATATAGCAACTAATCATTGGAGTTGGAACAATTTTGTTTTCACTGTTGTCTCTTAGGAGACTAGATACTAGTCTAGTAGCATCGCCATACTTAACAGGCACAGTTTGCAACGTAGTATTGCCTTCTCTATCTTTGCCAAATTCAACTTGGAAGTTTGAAAATGCACGAATAAATTGTAGTAAGAACCTGCGTATTTGATTATCGTAAAAAAACTGTTGAGGCATTATTCATCTTCCTGAATTTCTAAGGCCTTGCTTAATGCTTGACGCTGTGATATCACAGTGTTGTCATCTTGGGTAGTTGTTGCAGTGTTATTAATAAATCCTGAGCTAAGGCTAGTGCTCTTTCCTGGTGTTGGGTTACTTCTAACATTGTCTTCAACCTTAACAAAACGTGTGCCACTGAAACGGAATAGTCTATTTGGTAAAAAGTCCATTCTAAGAACGTAATCACCTTCAACTGCATCAGTTGGGAAACTAGTGCCCATTGATACTGCTTCACCGTTAGGAGCAAGCCCGTCGCCAACTAAGTATCCGCTGTATGCGTTAGAATTCTCTGGGCTTATGCGAGTACTATCAGCAGTTATTAGAGTACTGTCAGATGTCTGATTGGAATCATCAGCAGTGTACCCCAGTGGATCCATGGGTTTACCAGTTGAATCTGCTGGAACCACATAAAACTTGCTAGTATCGTAACCGCTCTTGGGAACCTCAACTTCTGCCTGCTCTACTACTTTCTTAGTAATCTCAAGCTCTTTGGAATACGTGCTGAGAAGATCTCTAAGCGTACTACCTGTGCTTTCTCCGGTGTTCTCGTCAATCTGTATCTTATTGAGTATATCTTGATATTCTTGACTGTCTACTAATGGGGTGCATTTAACCCGCCATAGATGAGGCCACCAAGTAGGGCTATACCCTTCTGTAGGCCTTGTTCCTTCTTGAACAACGTAATAGCGTTTAAGAGCAACTTCAAGACTTGTATCTAAACTGTTGTAATCTTTTAAGTGCGGTAATTCTAATACATCACCGCTCATTAGACTCCGTCCTAGTATGCTAGCCATATCAGCAAGATGGAACGTAATAAACAGTGTATCATTTTGCAAAAATAAACCAAATTGGCTTAAATCGAAGTCGGTATCAGCAACATTGTATAGCCCACGTATGTTGTATACGTCTTGATCGTATTTGCGGTCTCTATTTTCTAAGAATAAAAAATCCTGTATAGCAAGGGGATCATCTTCTGCTGCTTGAGGTTGGCTAAGGTCTGTGCTAGTCCCTTGATTTAAAATTCCTAGGTATTTGTGAACATGTATTCCTGTGCCACCCACAGTAAATTGCTCTTTAATATTACGATCAAAGAACTTAAAATCATTGGAATGAGCTCCCTCTTTCCACATGGATATTCTAGGCATATTTAGAATCCTTAACTAGTTACAGTATTTATGTGGATTTTGGGACATAGGAAAATCTACAAATAATGAAATAATATGTATCTTATCCAAACGTCTCAAATAGTAATGGTTGACATTTATTGTATATGTGTTACTATATGTGTAAGTTAAAACAAAAGAGGTATATATGGCACAGATTATTGATTTTAATACACGACAAGAAGTAACTATTTCTACACTTCAACGGGAGTGGGTAGAGACTGTAGCAAACGAGTCTGTAGACAATCTTGATATTGCAGACATCATAAGCCTTATTCAGGGCATGGAGGAATACAATGGCAAAAAACTCACTTCTAACGTCTAAGAAGAAGAAAAAAGTCGCAGTTAAGACAAAGAAATCAGGCGTATTGGCACTTGATGCATCACGTGGCCTGCGCTATTTTACTAGGGCCTTTCATACTGAGGTTGATACAAAGACTTGTACTCCAATTATCAAATCATATATTAAAAAGAAATTTGATAAAGAAACAGCCCGAGCTATCCTTGCTAACCCTGATTATAATTTTTCATACAATCACATTGCTGCTTATTGTTACTACGATGGACTATCTGATGTTGAAGCAATCCCTGAAGATAGTCATGTGTGGATGGCAAAACGCTTTGCTGACCTAGCAGAGTCTGGCAGACCTTTAGTTAAAGAAGTCGAAGTTAAGCAGAAAGTTGATGTTTATAAGCCTACTATACAAGACAGGATGAACGAGCAACTTAGTGAAATTATTGGCGATCTTGAAGTATTAGTGGACATGCAACCTAGTTCAGACATTCCTAAAATGTTTGAATACCTAAAAACTAATACAGTGGCTCAAGCACATATTAGTAAGATCCGTAGTTATTACGAGCCAATTGCTGCTGAGTTTGCGTTATTGCAATCCATGCCTACTGCTACTCAACTTAAAAAAATGAGCGAAGCAGAACAAGATAACTGGGAGCAAATTAAAGAAGGATACAGCAATTTAAGTAAAAAAGATGTAACTATGTTTGTAAAATTCTTTGACACCATGTTTAGCGATCTTGATGCATACGCTAACCTTAAGAAAGCAAGCCGTGCAGTTCGAAAACCTAAGCCTAAAAGTGCTGATAAGATTGTGTCTAAGTTAAAGTTTAAAACAGACGATAATCGTTATAAGATTGTCAGTATTGACCCTACTACAATAGTAGGTGCTACTGAACTTTGGGTGTTTAACACTAAAAACCGCAAACTAGGCAAGTATGTAGCAGAGGAACATACGCAATTTACAGTTAAAGGAACAACTTTACTGTTTTTTAATGAGAAATTAAGTACTCAAAAAACATTGCGGAAGCCAGAAGCACAACTCAAGGAGTTTGGTAAAGCTGGCAAGATAGCATTGCGTACATATATGAGCGATATTAAGGCAACTGAGACAAAAATGAACGGCCGCCTAAACGAACACACTGTGTTACTAAAGGTTTCTAAATAAATACTATACAAAGCAGGGGAACTATCCTTCCCCTGCTACAATAGGAACTTTTATCGATGGCTGATCTAACCACATTACGAAAAGATATTACTGATTACATTTATTTCCGTTTAGGCGGCGATATGGTTGACGTTGAGCTTGACCCTTCTCATTATACTATGTGCATTGATCAATCAGTGCGTAAGTATCGACAGCGAGCAGGCAGCAGTGTTGAAAGTAGCTATCTGTTTCTGTCTATTGTTGAAGAACAACAAGAATATGTCTTGCCAGATGAAGTGCAAGAAGTTAGACAGGTATTCCGTCGAAGTGTTGGTAGTTCAGGCACCGGTACAAATTTTGAACCATTTGAAGCGGCTTTTGTAAACACCTATCTGCTTCAAGCTGGGCGTGTTGGTGGCCAAGCAACCTATGAAATGTATTACCAGTATCAAGAGATGAGTGCTAGAATGTTCGGCGGGTTTGTTAATTTTGAGTTTAACCCAGTTACTAAGACAGTTACATTACTCCGTAAATTTAGTGATAGCGGTGAAAAGGTTGTACTATGGGTGTATAATACTCGTCCTGAATCAGGATTATTACAAGACAAACAAATTCAACCGTGGATTCAAGATTATAGTTTAGCACTTGCAAAGTTTACACTAGGCGAAGCACGTAGTAAGTTTAGTACTATTGCTGGACCGCAAGGCGGCACATCACTAAACGGCGACACACTTAAAGCAGAAGCCCAAGCAGAGATGATGCAACTCGAGGAAGATCTTAAGAACTATATTGATGGTTCAGACCCACTCTCTTTTATTATTGGCTAATTACACAAAATAATGTTATAATAATACTATGATTACATTTTTAAGATGGCAAAGTGGGTATGGCGGAGATACTATTCTTTCCAGTATACTAAGTCAAAATCCAGATATTAAATCTAATATAGTACTGTCTACTATGTTTGACACTCATGCTATGAACTTAGCAGCGAGCAATTTATCTCACCCGTTAGTATGCCTTGCAAGAAATAACCCAAAAATTAATGATGAGGTAACTAATACTATCGAGGCATTGAAATTAAACGATGCTAGGCATTTATTAAAGACCCATTCTTATGATACTTTCTTTAATACATGCGATGTAATTGATCTAGTAAGCACGAACAGTTTATTACCATTTACGTCACTTTCCAGTTTAAGAAAAACTTATACATATGTTACAGGCAAATATAAAGATTGGGGTACAGACAGCAGGGTAGTAGAACTTCTTACACAAGCAGGAGATAAAAAAGAACTTGACAGATATATGTTGTATTTAATTACTCAGGCTCAACTTTCTTTTAATAAAACCAGTAAGAAATTTACTAATACAATTAAATTAGACGACTGGGTATATAATGCTAAGTGTCATGTAGGATTTACGTATAACACAGAGATAAGAGACAAGTGGATTGAAGCAAACACTAAATTTTTTCCAGGAAGTTCCCATCCAGATGCAATTATGTCAGACATTATAAGCAAGGGAGTAATAGAGGGCCTGTCGTATAGTTCAATTCGTAAGAGGTTATTATGATAATAGGATTAGTTGGACTTATAGGTTCTGGCAAAGGAACTGTTGGCGACATGCTCGTTGATCAGGACTTTACACATGAAAGTTTTGCTTCTAGTTTAAAAGACGCCGCAGCAGGTGTTTTTAACTGGGATAGAGAACTGCTAGAAGGCATTACTCCTGCTAGCAGAGTATGGCGTGAAGGAGTTGATGAATGGTGGGGCGACCGCCTAGGAATACCTGATTTCACACCAAGGCTTGCACTACAACTTCTTGGAACTGATGTATTTAGGAACCATTTCCATCAAGACATATGGATACTGGGTTTGGAATCAAAAATTAAAGATTCCAACAACAACATAGTTCTTACCGACGCTAGGTTTCCAAATGAGATAGACATGGTACGTAGGTTAGGCGGTGTAATTGTGCGAGTTAAACGAGGCGATGACCCAGCGTGGTTTAATTTTGCCGCTACACAACCAGAGAACATGTTCCAAGTACACCCAGATATACATGCTAGTGAATATAGTTGGGTTGGGGTTACTCCAAACTATCTTATAACTAACGACGGAACTATGGAAGATTTAACTATAGTAGTTACAGATCTTCTTCAAGATCTCCTTGAGTCCAACCCGATCTAGATAATTCATAATTACAGTTAAGACAAATTGTCCTTAAATTTGCAATATTAACATGTTGTTGACTTCTATCAATGTGAAATACAACTAGTTGATCATTCAACACTGGTTTAAATCCGCAATGTTCACAAGTTGAATTTTTTTGATATCCTGCTAGTTTCCATCTGGGGTGTTCTGAAACTTTACTATTGTTATTAGATTTAAGACATTGATTGCATAACTTTCGATAGTAAATTTTGTCATTAAGATGATAATTTACTGCGGCCGGATGTATCTGACATTGCAAACATACTTTCCTCATACTATTACTTATTAACGTAAAAGCAATGGTCCTTTAAAGGTACCATGCAAATAAAGCGTTTTCCTAAGCATTCGATAAATATTGCATAACACAACTCTGTATGAAGGATGAGCAAAAATATGGCTTTAGTATCACCCGGCGTAGAAGTTACAGTAATTGACGAAAGCAACTATGTTGCAAATGCTGCTGGAACAGTAGCATCAATTATCGTAGCAACCGCACAAGACAAAACTAGTGGAACCGGTACAGGTACCGCCGCTGGAACAACTGCTGCAAATGCAGGAAGCACTTACTTAATTGGTAGTCAAAGAGAATTGGTATCAACATTTGGTAACCCAAATTTCTATCAAACTGCTGGCGGCAGTGCAATTAACGGTCACGAAATTAACGAATTTGGATTAATGGCTGCTTACAGCCTATTAGGTTCCAGCAACAGGGTATATGTTACTCGCGCTGATGTTGACCTAGCTGAGCTAGTATCAAGTACTAGCAGACCACTTGGTTCACCAGCTAATGGTGTTGTTTGGTTAGACACTAGTGCTGATACTCGTTGGGGAATATTTGAATGGAACCAGACAGCTGGCACATTTACAAATAAGGTTCCAACAGTTATTACATCTACTACTGACTTAGATAGCGGAGTTCCAAAAGCATCAATTGGTGCAATCGGAGCTTATGCTATTGTAGCAACAAATACAACTAATCCTTTATACTACAAAAATCGTAGCAACGCATGGGTACTAGTTGGTAGTTCAGCTTGGCAAGTAAGCTGGCCAACTACTTCTGGCACAATAGCAAGTCCAGGATTAGCAAATGGCAACACCATCGTAATTAACGGAACAACGGTAACAATGGCCGGCAGCACAACGGCACAACTTGCTACAAGTATTAATAATGCAAGTATTACAGGTATTACAGCCGCGGCAGTCAATAACAAAATTGAAATTTATGCTACTAGTTTAGCAGTGGGTGTAGATAGTGTTGCAGACGGCAAGTTGGTTCTTGCTAACGGATCAGGTACTATCCTCACACTTACTGGATTAGTAGCAGGAACATATGCATGTCCGTTAATTCAACAGAGCGCACACTTTACTGTTCCTGAATTTAAATCAACAGATACAGTGCCGCGTCCAGCAGGAAGTACTTGGATCAAAACAACTTCAAGTAACCTAGGCGCACTTATTGATGTTAGCGTTTATAACTCAACAACTGCTCAATTTGAGGCAGTTAGTGTTCCACTTTATGAAAACGATCGTACTGCGAGCAAAAATCTAGATGCAACAGGCGGTAAGGCAATTTTAGCTGGAACTTATTATATGCAGTTTGATGTTACTGAAAACGACACAGTGACTTACAAATTATTCCGTAGATTTGCAACTGGTGCAATGGATGTTACTGGTACAGTAAATTCAGCAACGCCACTTACTGCCAGTGAAACATTTACTATACAAGCTAGTGTTGCAAATAGCACTGCACTTTCAACCGCAGTATCTGTAGTAGTTAGTGGAACTGGAATTGCAAACATAGCCGCTGATATTACAGCCGCTAATGTAGCAAATGTAAGTGCAAGTGTAACTACTTCGGGCTTCTTGCAGATTCAACATGCACAAGGTGGTACTATTGTACTTAAAGATACAAGCGGCACGCCAATAGCAGATGCAGGGATTGCAACAACTATTACAAGTGGGCAAGTTAGAGCAGGTAACGACACTAACTTAATCCTAAGTAACTGGGTTGCCCCAACATACACAGCAAGTACTACTGCACCAAGCTCAAATCCAGCTAATACACGCAGATGGTATCATGGCGGCACACAGGCTGACATTTTAATTAGTGACGGCACAAATTGGAAAGGTTATCAGAATGTAACAAGTGATACTCGTGGATTTAATTTATCTAACACTGATGCAACTGGTGTTATTTTCTCTGCAACAGAACCTCTTACACAGGTTGATTTAACTGCACTTGTAGTTGGTGACCTGTGGATTGATACTGGCGATTTAGAAAACTATCCAATGCTTTATCGTTACCAGGTTGTTGACAGTGAAAACCGTTTTGTCCTAATTGACAAAACAGATCAAACAACAGAAGATGGAATTTTGTTTGCTGACGCTCGCTTTATAGGTGACACAACTACAGACGTAGTTACAGGAACTATTGCAACAACAGCATCATTGCTTACTAGCGATGTTGTTGATATTGATAGACCAAATCCTAGTTTGTTTCCAAGAGGTATGTTATTGTTCAACACACGACGTAGTTCATACAACGTTAAAGAGTTCCGTAGCAATTACTTCAGCAGAACAAACTTTAGTGACACTACACTTTACCCAACCCTTCCAACAGAAAAAGATGCCTGGGTATCAATAAGTGGCAACAAAAATAACGGTAGTCCTTTTATGGGACGCAAGGCTGTTCGTAAAATTGTTGTTGCAGGATTGCAAGCAGCTATTGACAACAGTGAAGCACTCAGAGAAGATGCACGTAACTTTAACATTATTGCAGCACCGGGATATCCAGAGTTAATTGATAACATGGTATCACTTAATAATGATAGACGCAACACAGCATTTGTTATAGGTGACACAAGCATGAGACTTGCTGCTACTAGCACTGCAATCCAAAACTGGGCAAGTAATTCTGCAGCAGACACTGGAAACAGTGAAGACGCTCTTGTAACTACTGATGAATACTTGGGAATATTTTATCCACCAGGACAGACAAATGACCTCAGCGGTAACACTATTGTTGTTCCAGCAAGTCATATGATACTTAGAACTATTGCTAGAAGTGACGACCAGAGCTTCCCATGGTTTGCTCCAGCAGGAACAAGACGTGGACTAGTTGATAATGCTAATGCAATTGGCTTTATTAACAGTGCAACTGGTGAATTTCAAGTAGACAACGTTAGAGAATCACTACGTGATACACTTTACAGTAATAGAGTTAATCCAATTACGTTCTTTAATGGTGTTGGGTTAATGAACTACGGTCAGAAGACTCGTGCAGCTACTACTAGTTCACTAGATAGAATTAACGTAGCACGTTTGGCAAACTATTTACGTAGCCAATTACAGGCAACTGCACTTGGATTTGTATTTGAACCAAATGACAAGATTACCCGCGATGAACTTAAAGAACAAGTTGAACAGATTATGAATGACTTGGTTGCAAAGCGTGGAGTTTATGACTACTTGGTAGTTTGTGATGACACCAATAACACTCCTACACGTATTGACAGAAATGAACTTTACGTAGACGTTGCTATTGAGCCAGTTAAAGCTGCTGAGTTTATCTTTATCCCAATTCGCCTTAAGAATACAGGTGAAATTGGAGCAGGTAACGTAGCTTCAGCAAGTGCTGTTTAAAGTACTATAAACAACGAAATTAATGGGGGGTATGTAAATTACTCCCCATTTTTTGTGGACCAGATTAGATAAATAATATTAACACATATTATAGGAGACACGACACATGTCCGTTTCATCATTAACAAAATTCACTGTACCATTAGATAGTGATCAATCTGCAACTGCACAGGGCTTATTAATGCCCAAGCTAAAGTATCGCTTTCGTGCGTTATTTGAAAATCTTGGCGTGTCTACTCCCCGTACAGAATTAACTAAACAAGTTATGGACATTACTCGTCCAAACTTAACATTTGAAGAGATAGAAATTCCAGTTTATAACAGCCGTGCATACCTTGCTGGTAAACATTCATGGGATCCAATTACAGTTAACTTCCGTGACGATGTCAACGGTAGCGTTAGCAGACTACTTGGAGAGCAAGTACAGAAGCAGTTCGATATTATGGAACAAGCTAGTGCAAGTTCTGGTATTGACTACAAGTTTATTACACGTTTTGAAATATTAGACGGCGGCAACGGCGCTAGTGTAGCAAACGTTCTTGAAACTTGGGAATTATATGGTTGTTTCTTAACTAACGTTAACTACAATGATCTAAACTACGCAGAAGCAACCCCTGTAACTATTACAGCAAGCATTAGATTTGATAATGCTATCCAAAGCCCAATTGGCGATGGTGTAGGTGCTACAGTAGCAAGAGCTCTTGGCCAAACAGTTACTGGTTAATAACTTTTACTTTACATTTTTAAAGACCCTCTGAATCTTTCAGGGGGTTTTTTTGTAAAGTATACACATAATCTGACAGCATAAATAGTTGTAATAAGGAGATATCTGTGGCTAGCGTTAATACTATTCTTAATGCTCTTTCAAAGGGCGACCAGATCAAAGACTTTGCTCATGCATCACGGTTGTTTATTGATAACAACTACGAGCTACAGCCACGCTTTAGTAACCTCTTTCATGTAGTTTTTAATCTTACCCCTCAGGCTGCCAGGCTTTTTAATAATATTGATAAGTTAGAAATTAATAT